ACGACTGGAGAGATCAGTGGCAATTTGGAGGAGGATATTATGTAAAAAGAGGCTCACGTTCGGGTAATAAAGTAGTTAGCTCCACTTCTATGTGTTACAACACAGGTGATAATAAGTACAAGGAATATACTTTACCATGGAGCCGGCAAAGTGCATTAAACTATGGTCCGGGATATTGGCTGATTATGACTCAATACGGAGACTTACTGAAATCAACTGATGCAAGTGCAACCGATTGGGCAATTTTTGATGGCAAAACTTCAAGCACAACTTCGAGCAGATTATATTCAAAATCCAGTGGTAGAACAGATTGGTGCGGAATTTGTTATGGCGCGAATATCAAAAAATGGGTGGCTTACACCAATAACGGAGATATTGCTCTATTAACAATGGAATCTACTGCAAAAGCCAGGGTCAGATTTCCATACATTCAGTCATCAAACGCCAGTCCTACAACTTCGACGGAGTATACCTTCAACGGGCAAAAAACATTCTACATCGAAGCTGATCAAATCAACGAAGGTTCGGATGGCGCGTATCAATTGACCGTGAATTTAGAAAATATTCGGCTGATTTCCGCGGAAATTACCAACCGACCTTATACAAAAAGCGGAACAGGGGATAATGTAACTGTCAGTTTCTCGTTGTTGACCAAGCCGGCACGAAGCAGCGTCCTTGATTTTTCAAGCAGCAGCTTAACTCACAACTCAACTTTGGTCGAATACGGAATAAACACCTCAGGCTCCCGCAACGCCTCCTGGCTCGGAGCTCATGACGGCCTCGATACCTGGAGTCTAAGCACTACAACCGCGAATTATATGTTCGACAACATGCCTTACTCGAAAAACGACTCTTACATGTACTTCTACGAGAGCCAGAGTTCCTCGATAATGAGAGGGCAGGGGACAAATTCTGCTCCGACTTCATCTTCAAACGAAACAGAACTATATACTTTCGATGCATTAACTCGAGTATTTTTCAACTCAGACGAGAACTGGCCAAGCTCAGGAATCAAAAGAGATACAAGTTCGGGTTGTATGTATTTGCCGCTGGCAGGATTCACTCAGCCGATAAACGCGGTGCTGTATAACTACGGAACCACAAACAACATCGTTTCTGCAACAAATGGAAATTTCGATAACTACGTAAGTCCAAGTAACGATTTCAACCGAACAGTTCTGAAAAGGCTTACGACCGATGCGTGTACAAAATTAAAGAATGAAGGAGCGCGAGTCTACGTTGTGAAATACCGGAAGCAATCTAACTGGGGAGCAATGACCCGAACCGGAGTAACATCATATTCCCGCTCATCCACAGCGCATAGCTACACAGAAATCGATAACTGCGCGACAAGCTCAGGTGGAGCGACCTACGACGTTTCAACAGAATCCGACCTGAAGAAAAAATTGGACGAAATCGCCGGAAACATCAAGACTTGGGCAGAATACGAAGCGGCGAAGTAAACGAGTGGTATTGCAATCGTATCATTCTCATCTTTGATTCGTATCATTTTTGAAACGATTGATCAAGTATCCACTCCATGGATTTGAGCCTGCAGCGTCAGCAAAACCTCATTTTTAAAGCAGAAATAGTTTCCAGGCTTCCATCGATATGTTTCCAGCCGGTTTTTACTTCAGTAAGACCGTTCATTTTGCAGTTAAATTTTTCAAAAACAGCCAGACAATCTATCAGGTTAGTAGAACGGCAGGAAATTGTGAATTCTTTAATTCCGTTAGCTTTCAAGGTATCTACAATTGTTTCGATTTCATTAGGCCAGATCAATTCATTAAAATCGATGAGGTCTTTTCCCGCTTCCTTACTTTTATGGTATGAGCGGTATATCTCGTAATTTGCACCCGATTTACAAGCCTCAAATGGCTGCTCGAATTCCGTAATGTAAAGTGGTGATTTTTGTTCATTTTTTAAGGTTTCTACGTACATAATTGTCTCCATGTCTAATCGTGTTGTAATATAACTCTCTTTTCCTGATTATCAAGTTAATTCTTTGTTTTTATTCGATTTTTTTATTGGGTCATTCTTTTAGCGAATTAACTCATCATCCGTTCAAAAGCTCCATCATGATCTTATCGAAACCGTCGAAGTTCATTTTTATTTTGAGTCCGGAATCGCTTATGGTTACTACATCGATGAGCATTTTACAGATTTTCTGCTGTTCAATTGGATAAAGATAAGTCCAGACTTCAGTAAGATTATTCAATGCAGAAGTGAGATTTTCTCTCAAAACATCCTGACTTACAGTAATGTCTTTCTCTGCCAGCTTATTGATGTTCATTACGATTTCAGGGGAACGCAGAATTTTGATTATTTCTTCCGAGACCTTTTGTTCGATATCTTCAGCAGGAACACGTTTAAACTTCGACAAACAAGATTTGTGTTTTATGTGATTGCTGCATGTGTAATATCGGTATCTCAAGCCATGATTATAAGAAAAAGACGGAGTCATTGCAGTTTCGCACTTTTCACATTTGAATATTCCCTTCAAAAACGACGGAGTCGATGAGTTGTACGCCTTTCTTTGATTGGAATCGATCTTTTTAAATATGGTTTGAATATGATCCCAAACTTTTTCCTCGATAATAGCCTGATGCTCGCCTTTATATATTTCTCCCTTGTGAGTTACGTACCCTTTATAATGAGGATTTGTGAGCATTTTTCTTACTTCTTTAGCCGAAAACAACTTGCCTCCGCAATGCCTATTTGCATGAATCCTTACCTTGGTTCGGTAACCTTTCCGATTCAATAAATCCGCAACCATCGTGCATGATTCTGAAATTTCAAATTGCTCAAACGCATATTTCACAATTGCCGCTTCTTCCTCATTAATAACAAGCTTTCTGTTTTCTACGTTGTATCCCAGCAAAGGGTAACCGCCCATCCAGATGCCCAATTTCCTTGACGCTGCAACTTTATCTCTTATCCTTTCACTGGTCACTTCTCTCTCAAATTGCGCGAAACTCAATAAAACATTCAACATGAGCTTTCCCATGGAGGTTGATGTATTAAAAGACTGAGTAACAGACACGAAACTTACTTCATGCTTTTCGAACAGCTCAACAATTTTCGCAAAATCAAACAGGGATCGAGAAAGTCGATCGATCTTATAGACCACGACCATATCAACCAAGCCGGCTTTGATATCAGAAAATAATTCTTTCAAGGCTGGACGTTCCATGTTCCCGCCTGAATATCCTCCATCATCATAGTGCTTGGAAATCAGTCGCCAGTTCTCATGAATCTGACTTGCAATGTAGTTTTCCCCCGCCAATCTTTGAGCATCCAAGCTATTGAACTCCTGTTCCAGTCCGTCTTCACAGGATTTTCTCGTGTAAACGGCACAGCGAATTATTTTCTGCTCTTCCATTACTTATTTCTCTCCAGCAGTAGTCTTTCTTGTTCCCGCCATGATAGGCTTAACTCTTTTAAAATCAGATCTTGCAGTAATATGTCCTGGGGAAAACTTCCGTCCATGATTGCTTTCTTAATTTTCGGACTCAGATTATTGAGCTTCAAAACCCTCATCATGTATCTTTTCGATAATTTGTTTCGGCTTATGTATAATCCCGGCTCCGAAGAATTCATTAAATCATGTTCCCATTTATAGGCTTTAGCTAAAGCACGGCGCAGGTTTTTATTTACTTTCTTATTTTCGAATTTACCTAAAACTTTAACTTTTGCCGATCCTCGTTTAACAATTCTAATTGGAATAACAACCTCTTCCTTCATTTAAACATTTCCTCCCACGTTAAAAAATCGGAGACCGTTCCACTTTGTCCCGGTAATTTTTGTTGCAATAGCCGATAAGGACTTAAAAACTGTTCCAGCATAAGCGAATCCGTTTTCAACGGTTAAAACTTCATGGATCTGCCCCTTATATTCCTTTACGATTTTAGTCCCTATGCTCGGAGCGAATTTGTTACTTTTGGTCTTTGTTTTTTCAAGTTCTTTTACTGCTGAAACGATCGCTTTTTCCGTTTTGATATCAACTCCTCCATAAGCCAATTCTTGTATCCTGTAAGCTAATTTTGGAATCAAATACTGGCGCGAACGAAATACTGGCGGTTTATCAAACACCGAGTTCCAAAGCTTTACCAAATCATTCAATGTTTTAAACTTTAAGCTCATTACCTGCTTTATCACAGTTAAATCTTGTTCTTTCTGAGTCATTCTGTTTCTCCAACAAGTCAATTATTATCGTTGTTATTACCTCTCCAATGCCGAGAATTGTCAAGCCTAAAACTTACATTTCTCTCTGAAATTGGAGACTTTTCGGCTTGAATATATCGAACAATCGCTTTATAAATAATCCTTGCTATCTTTTCAGGCTTTGTGAGTAATTTTTCAAATTTCTTCATCTTGATACCTCATCCCAATAATATTTTGCCAGATATGACATAAACTTTCTTGTTCCCATCTGGAGTCCACTTCTGCTGGCGGTAATCTCCGTTATGGTCTTTCAATAAGAAGCCTTGATCAATTAACAGCGAGATAACAGTTTTTCGGTTAAAGTTCTTACAAATTTCCTTTTGAAACACGGATGGTGAAACGAAGAAAGTTACTTCATCTTTGTAAACACGTTTGTATCCAGCCATGTTGACGATTTTTTGATCAGAGTAGCCATCAAGGTCGAAGAATCTACTGTGTCCGTGCAACTCGAAGAAGGATTTAACTTGATCAATGATTTGTCGGTTTTCATCGTCACCAACTCCGTCTTTATCCTCAAGCCATGAATTAAAACAAGCCACAGCAGAATTGTACGAAGTCTCTGGTCGCCAACACACAACACCGTATTTGATCGCTAATTCGCCGGCAAAACCAACTAACATGAATCTTTCAAAGGCACGCATGTCTTGCCCTTCTGCATTTTTCGGAAGATACAGGGACTTCAATCGAAAAAACTCTTCTTTATACGAATCTCTGATATCCGACTGATGATTCAACACGTGCTTGATAAACTCAACGGAGGCAATGCCGTAATATTTCGAAGTGTTTTCTCTCAAATAATCAGAGAATTCTGCTCCGTCCTGAAAGCCCATCAGGTTCTCGAAAATGCCGCAGCTGTCTTTGGATGCTTTCGCCGGAATATTGAGTAGACGCACCTTTTGTCCGGCTTTGGAGGTTTTGCTGTCTTCAGCCATATGTGAACTCAAATCGACTTCTCCGCTGGAAAGGAATATCAGGGTCCAAGAATAGGTTTCCCTCGCGTTGCAGTTCTTATCGAGCCTTTTCTTTCCCTGCCCATTGGCAAGCATGTAAGCGACGTCGCCAGCTTTCGATGGTGAAATCTCGGAAATCTCATCCAATATCAACAAAGAATCATTCCGTCTAAAAGCAATGTTTTCCATAGCATTATCTGTGGCTTTCCAGCTCACAACAAATTTGGAATTACCGAACACTGAAGCAGCGACTTTCAAACAAGTTGTTTTCCCTGAAGAGCTGTTTCCGACTATATGGAATCCGAAGTTTTGGACGTTGCAGATTCTAAGCAAGACACTGGCGAAAGCCGTACAAATCGCGAAAATTAGTCGAGAATTGCCGACACACCATCTTGCGACCAACTCGTTCCACTGCTCGAGAGTGCCTGAAGTTCCGTAAGATTCGTCATTCACGGCGGTGTCCAGGATTATTTCGTCTTCAGATTCCCCGACCACTTGATCTGGTCTTATGTAAACGTCGTTGAGGAAGCCGGTGCGCGATGCAAGAACCAATTCTCGATTAGGTACGGAACTGGAAATGTATTCAAACAGCTTTCGCTTAGATAAGGAAGTGCCAGCATAAACAAAGCCCTTGCTGATCAATTGAACTCGAATTTGATCGCCGTCTTTTGTAAACATCTTTGGCTTGATCAGAATTCGTTGCAGGTTGTTTTTGTAATCCTTGAACTCAACAAGCCGAGAAACCTCATCGTTGTTTTTTGTGAAAGCAATTACCTTGATGTAATTCGAAATTTTGGTCGTAGATTGCTTCTTATCAAGGCAGAACAGGCCTTCATCAGATAAAACAAAGCCATCGGGAATGCCAGAATCATTTGATTTTTCTATAGCTACATCGAGTTGTTCTTTTACAGTTTCTCTTCCTTCTAAAATCAGCAAATCGTTGAAATCTGTGGGATGAGTTGAAGAATCTTTAAATGCTGGATAAATCACTATGGCTTTCGTGTCCAAGGCGGCTTCTTTCGCTTTCTCGAGACCTGGATTGATGCCCGTTTCATGGTAACAATCATTATCTGCACAAATGATAATCTTGATATTTGAGTACTTTTCTCGAAGAGCCTGGGCAACTGGCTTCAAATTCCCAGAATCAAATGCTACCACTACAGGCTCATTTATCGTCTCATAAACAGTGGCTCCTGTCGCGTAGCCCTCGCAAATAAAAACTCTTTCGGCATTATCCAAAGAGCCAATGGGAAAGAAGCAGCCTCTTTTCTTACCACCACTCAAAAATCGCTTCTTCCCCTCAGTATCAATGAATTGTAACGTCCATAATTTCCCGTTTATATCATATGCAGGGATCACGATTGCCCCTTTATGTTCTTTTAAACCATGCGCTAAAACGTGTTTTTGGGCTAAATATTCGTGATTGGTAGCGCATTGTTGTGAATATGTAAGAATATTTTGGGCTACCGAGGCAGCATGTTCGTTAATAGGAATTGACAAAGGCTTGACATGGGCATACGCCTTTAGCATGCAATTTTGGGCATTTTTTAGCCTTTCACCTTTGAGATTTCGCTCGAATACGTGGTCGTTGAGACCAGTCACGAAGTCACCAAAGACGTATCCCCCATCGAACTTCTTAAGCCAGTAACGATTGTTACGTCCCCAGCGTACTATTTTAAAGGTCTCTGTGTCCTTGGAAGGCACTGGAATATTAGCATTTGTAAGAGCTTCAGTGAGCTTATTCATAGTGATTTCTCCTTGATAATAGTCTTTGAAAACCAATCCGAAATTTTAGAAAACCAGTTGGGAATTGAGTCCGTTCTAAGTACTGTCAATCGAGGATTTATGCTGTCACTTATCCGAAAACACACACAATTCCGTCCAAAAAAAGTAATATATATATTTATAAAATTAATGAAATTAAGAGTGTTATAGTGAATTACTATAATAAATATAATAAGGTTAGAATAGATATATAGATATAAGTATATATATAAGTAAGTATAAAGTACTGAAATAAGAATAAAATAAAAAATAAAAATTATAACTAAATACATACCTAAAATAACCTATTTAAAATTAACAAAAACATAAAATCCTCAAATTACAGTACTTATTAAATCAGGCATCTTTCCAGCAGTGATCTCTAAATCCGCACATTTTGCAGAGAAAGAAGGAGGAATCCCCTGATACACAAGGCAAGAGCTCATTATTTTCAGTGGCTTTGATAATCTGAACGGCACGATCGGAGTATTTCTGCGCCATGCCTGGATCAAAGGGAATTATCTCAAAATAGAGGTCGCTGGTGTCTTTGTTCAAAGCAACGAAGAGGCATCGATCAAGATTCATGTAGGCCATATAAAGCTGAACTTGCGAATAATAGACTGGCTTTGAAACAAGAACGCCTCGTTTTTGAGTATCATTCCAGCTTTTATGATTCATAGTCTTGATTTCGAGCAAGGATACACCTTCCTGTTTATCAGGGAACTCTTCAGGAAAACTGTATATCAAGCCATCAACATGTCCTGCAAACTTTCCGTTAGCTACTGAAAATCCGAATTGTTCTCCGTTTTCATTTCTGGTTTTCAAATCGAATCCTGCGATTCTGAGCCATTTGATGACTAAATCCTCCAAACAATGCCCTATATCGAATGTTCGAACCTGCTTGGCTGAAATCTTTTGATCCTTCTGCATGTACTGTAGCTGCACTTTCCGAATACATTCGTCCCCAATAGAGGACGCTCCCAAATAAGAGCGTTTTTCCTGAGTGTTGTACTGTTCGAGGATTTTCGAATCTACGATGTCGTTTAGTCGTTGCATTGCTCGTCCCTCCTTTGCAGAAATTTCACCAGCTCCATAACATCAAGCATCGAAAGCTCACCTATGCACTTGTGATACTCGTGCTTAACCATAAGAAAATTGAACAGTGCAACAGCCTGTTGTTCTAACGCGCAATTTTTAAACATTTTTCGTCTCCTTTTTCTGGGATTTTTGTTTCGATTTAATCTGAGTTACTTTGGTCACTTTTTTCGCTTTATTCATTTTAATCGGCTTTTTTGTGACCTTCTTAACCTTGGTTTTTGGCTTCGCGAGAAAGTAATTCACAAAATAAGACTGTCCTTTCCCAGTGACTTTGGCTGTTCGTCTCAGCGTTACTTTTCCGTCAGGCTCAGTAAAAGCAGTCTCTTTGATTTTAAAAAGACCTAATTCCATGGCTTTTTGCGTTGGCGAATTGAAATCAGAACCTTCCTGCCGAATGAGAAAGCCATCCTTACGCAGCTTGGTGAAAAGGCGGTTCTGCCCAACATTTACTCCGTTACCCTTCAAGATTTTCGCAAGCTCTCGAATTAAAATGCCGTCTTTGGAAGCCTCCACAGCAGTGGCGAAAGTAACCTTTGCTTTGTCTTTTTTGATCTTGGCTTTGAGCATAGTCTTTTCGCGACGTTCTTGCTGTAAAGTTCGAATTAATTTCACCCACGTGTCGGGTGATTGCATCAGCTCTTCCAACTTTCCCGATGAAATATAGGCACCATGTCTCCGAATAGCTGGAAGAACTTCATGGGTAACCCAATTCATAAATTTTTTGGCTTCGGGTTTATCTGAGCGCAAGATGACTTTGTATAATCCTGGTTCGTTAACGATATTCGTATTTCCCTGACGACCTAAGTTGAACTTAGCCCGTTCTTCGGCGTCTAATCTTGAAAAAACGGTAGTAGGATTGCTTAATTTTAGTACTTTGCACACGTCCTTCAGCACCCACCAAATTTCACCATCTTTTACGGTCGTCCTGACCTCATGATTTTCGTAATTAAAAATTTGTAATTTACACATTTAAAAACTCCAAAATAAAAAACGTTTCAAAAATCAGGTAAAACTCCAGGGATTGCGTCTTGATTTCGGACACATTAATCGAATTTCCTCTGTTGTTTTACCTAAAATTTCAGTAGTTGTTATGGCGGAATAAATTTATTCATCATTTCATTACCCGTTGATTATCTTGTAAAAAGCTTTCTTTCGAACATGCATTGGATCGATGTTGGCATAGTTGCAGACTCTGAAATAATCAGGATCATTGTAGAAAATCCAAACGAAAGCGTGTCTTTGATTCTCATAAGATCTTCCGAATAAATCCTCCATCGCACGCAAAATGACAGCACTCCAAAGCCCTCTTTCCGGATAAATCATCACAAACTCCACGGAATATCCTGACCTGTCATGAATTCAGAATACGAAATATGCTCGGGCGTAATGATCGCCAGCACGCGGTTCTTGTCGGGATAAACGCCGTTTTTATCGTGTTCGATGCCGATTTTTATCACCACATCCAGGTTGTTTAGATCCGCAAAAGACTCGATCGTTCTGGCTTTTTGAGCAATTTCGCTCATGTCTTTCGGATTAATTCCTTTAGCTGATTCGAGAATCGCACGAATGCGTGCTCGTCCCATGATCACCCAGCTGTCATTGCCGGAAAGTCCGATCTTATCAAAGATTTTTCGTTTAGCGTACTTACCCTCAAGAATGATAAATTCGCAATCTAAGTAAGACGTATCACCATTTTTCGAGTGGGTAATGCAGTTGTCGACGGGATCGTTACCTCCCTTGATCACAAATCTGGCCTTCGCAAGAGTGTTGGCAGGAATTAGTTCGTAATTCGACTGCGCCCCGGCGTCGTTAAAATCAATCATTATTTACCTCCTTTAATTTTCTTCAACAATTTTCCTAAATCAGCGTCTTCGATTTCATCCAAACACCCTGAACGGTCTTTCGCAGGAAAGCCTCCGCGATTGAGTGTCTGGCACACAAATTTTCGCTCCAACTGACCATGTTCGTTCTTCATGGAAATCATCGAAATGACCTCATCGAGTACTCCCGGAATTTCAACAGATATTTTCGTGCCTTCGATTTGCGGGATCCAAAAAGTATTGTTGAAATCATCCGTCTTTGAATCCAAGAGACCAACGAAGATTATGTCTTTGTCCGGAATGTGCTGGAATTGATTCAACCAAGCTGACATTTCAGTGGCGAGTAATCCATAGGAAGCTCTCAAGTCAGGTTTTCCTGTACGTTCAGAACAAGCTTCAGGCTGAATTTTGCACCACATCAGGCAGATTTTCGAAGCAATTGTGATCGAATCAATAAAGATGCACCTGTATTTTGAAAAGTTGCAATCCTTGAATTTGGCTTTGGCCATATCGAAGTGTTTCTGACTATAACAGGATTTGGATGCAGGATTAACGCCACCAATTAAGCAAGCTATGTCACGTGCATCTTCCCAAGTACGAACGGAGATCGAATCTCCATCCCAGCAACCTTGTACTGCCAGCAATCCGGCTTCAAAATCAAGACAGAGAGTTGGTTCGTCAAGAGTTTTTAGAAGACTCGTTTTTCCTATACCATACTTCCCGAAAATAGCGAGCTTTACACCTGTATGCTGTTTTAGTCTTTCATCTGCAGAAATTATTTTCATGATTAAACCTCTTCTGGTAATTTAATTTGGAACTTAGTTTTCCCTGGGGTGACCGTGCGAGCTGGTTTAAACAACTGCTGGTATTCGTAAGAGAAGTTTGCGTACCTTCTTTCATCGATTGAGTAAGTTGTTTTTATGTAGTCTCGGCGGTGCGACTCAGGAATGGTTTTGATAATCTCTTCCATTTTTTGAGCATCCCAAGTGACTTTCTTTGGAACTTCCGCCACAATTTGAAATCCATGATCAATGAATTTCGTAGTACCGGTGTTCTTATTTTCAAGCCGAAGATTTTCCTTAACAGTTTCAGAAAATCGTAAGTTCAAAGCGTCATCGAGCTTTTCTTTGAGCTCCTTGGCATGGCTTAAAAGCTTGGCCACTTGATCAGAAAGATCAGCAAGATCAAATACTTCCAGAGAACTCAGCTCCTTGGTATTCATGGTTTCGATAACTGAAATATTTTTGCTCATTTTTTTACCTCCCTTAGTTTTAAACAAACAAAAATGTTTTTTTGAATTTTTGAAGTACTGAAATGCGATTTTCATCAATCTTAAATCTCGAGATATCGATGATCTAGAAACGCTGAGTATTTGAGATATTTCTGTAATAGAATGATGAGACAAAAGATGACAAATCAATCTATATTTCATTGGCATTTCGCTTAAGAAAGTAGAAGTATCCAGGCGTTTTTCTAAAGAATCATGAAATTGAGTCGAGTTATTCATGTTGTAATCACATTGAATTTCGTCGGAATATTCTGAAAACTTGATAATTGAATCTCGTTTTTTTCGCATATAAGTCTCAATTAACGTTGCGCAACACCTGTTCAATATTTTTCTAACAAAATGTTCCAGTTTACCGTAACGTTCATCGAACTTATTAATACAAGAAGTAATTTCGCACATAAGTTCTTGCTCTAAATCTTCAATTTCCATGAGGAAAAACAAGGCATTACGCTTTAGATTTCTTGCATAGATTTTAACGTTCGAAACAATTCTTTTATCAATTCCGTCGTACCGATTCATAGCGATCTCAATTCAAAAAACGTAATCAGTATGGAAGAAAAATCAAAACCAAGACATCAGTTGCAAGAGAAAAAACATCAGTTATAGCTATATAATAATCCTCAAAAATGAGCGTTCGATTTTTAAAGACATCAGTTGGAGCAAAAAAAACATCAGTTGTACGTATTTTTATGCATTTTTAAAACGATTCTTTCATTCAAAACATATCTATGATTTTTAATCTCGATAATTTTGTTTGGACTTCCCTGATAAGCCTTTTTTATTTTGGCTTGTACCTCCCAAATTAATTGGCGTACGTATTGTGCGGTTACAATTTTTTTAGTTAATTGCTCCATTTTCGTAGCCAATTCATACCACGTAGAACCGAATTCGTTAGAATTATTTAAAGCGAAAGAAGTCTGCTTTGAGAAAATAAGCTTCATCAATTCTATTTGTTGCTTGGATTTCTTATTCAAAACTTTTATATCATCAAAGAAAAGCCCTTCGTCGGTGAAGTAAGCAGGGATTATCTTGTTGCATATGTTTTGGTTGTTTCCTTTATAATCATGTGCATTTTTGAGAGTTTTTAATAATTGATTCTTTAAATATCTAAAAAAAGTTGATGCAATATTTATTTTTTTTAAACATACTCAATTCCTTCTAATAACAGTGAGAAAGGGAGTTTCTCTTTAGAATTATAGTAAATATTAATAAAATTTTAATAAAGCTGGTAAATATATTAAACGGATGTAATCAAGGATGAGCTCAATCTAAAAAACTAAAAATTTTTGAAAAAAGTTTGAACATTTTCTCTCGAAAAACGGAATAAACATATATAGAGGGAACAATGAACATACTAGCACTCGATCTGGGTACGCACCTTGGCTATGCAATTTTATCTTATGAAAAAATCATAAGCGGCACGAAAAAGCTGAAAAATAAGACGTTCGGTCAGAGATTCTCAGAATTTTTTAAATGGCTGTATCAAATTTTAGATTACTATGAGATCGATAAAGTATATTTCGAAAGAGTTCGCCGACACTTGGGAACTGAGGCTGGACACGTATACGGAGCATTCATGTACCTTCTTGCAGTGGTGTGTGAAGACCTCAAAATACCATATGAAGGTTGTGAAGTGGGAGAAATCAAGAAGTACATCACGGGACACGGGAGAGCTACGAAGAGTGACGTAGTCAAGGCGGTGTCAAACCTTGGCTTCAGTCCCACAGACGATAACGAAGCAGATGGTATTAGTATTTTGCTTCTGGCAATCGCCAAGGAGGAGGGTCAACCATTGAATAGGCATTATGGGCGAAAAATTATGTGTCAAACAAAGTCGGGTCCTTCCTCAAATTTGAGGGTGCGGAGCGTATGCCCCCGCGATTTGGCCAGCGACAGAGGTTTTTTAGGGGTTGACCTGGCTCATTACCACGCAAAAATCCTTGAAGATTCAATAAACGAAGGTCTTCGATCATGAGCAACACCTCTGAAAATCTCTCAAACATCAATAGTAATCTAAAGTTCAAAACATTCAAGACAGCCGACCTCATTGAATACATCAGAAACCCTCGAAAAAACGACGCAGTGGTAGACAAAATGGTTGGCTGTATCAAGGAGTTTGGCTTTAGAATTCCGATTGTCGCCAAGAGTGACGGAACAGTTGTTGACGGCCATCTCAGACTCAAAGCTGCGAGAAAATTGGGGCTCGAAGAAGTTCCTGTTGTTATTGCCGATGACTTATCCGAAGCTCAAATCAAAGCCTTTCGTTTAGTCGCAAATCAATCGGCTAATTGGGCAGAATGGGATGAAGAGTTACTCAAATTAGAACTCGAAGAACTCAAGGAAATGAACTTTGATTTGGGTTTAACAGGATTCGATTTGGATGAAATCAGCGAAATTTTAAAGGGCGATATTGATGAAAGCACGTCTGAATCAAATGATGAAGAGCCACAGCAAGAAATGAAGATTGTGAGCAAATTGGGCGATCTTTGGATACTCGGAAATCACAGACTTCTTTGTGGCAATTCAACAAGCGAAAGTGATGTGCGAAAGCTAATGAACGATCAATTAGCCGATACGGTGTTCACAGATCCGCCTTACAATGTGAAGGTTTCAAACATTTCGGGGTTCAACAAGGAACACAAACATGCAGAATTCCTTATGGCTTCGGGAGAGATGACGGAAGAAGAGTTTATCGAATTTCTCTCAAAGATTTTTCATAATTTGGCTTTGTTTTCTAATGACGGTTCTCTTCATTACGTCTGCATGGATTGGAAGCATGTCTACGAAATTATTACAGCGGGAAAGAAGAATTACGACGCCTTAAAACAGCTCTGCATTTGGAACAAGGGAACTGGAGGTATGGGAAACTTCTACCGCAGTCAGCATGAATTGATCTTTGTATTTAAAAACGGAAAAGAAGAAAAACCGTTTCACGGGAATCGAAGTAACGTTTGGAATTATCCAGGCATGAATAGTTTTGCTACGGAAAACCGAGATGAATTGTTGGCGTCGCACCCTACGGTTAAATCATTACTCTTGGTGAAGGATGCAATATTAGATGCCTCGGATGAAGGTGATTTAGTTTTGGATTTGTTCGGAGGTTCAGGTACTACATTAATCGCCGCTGAAGAAACGAATCGCAAATGCTGCATGATGGAGCTTGAGCCAAAGTATTGCGATGTAATCATTCGCCGCTGGCAGCAACTAACGGGTCAGATTGCAGTTCATGAAAATGGAAACACTTTCGAAGAGATTAGTTCCGAAAGGTTGGCTGCATGACTGAAAACGTTTTAAAGTACAAAACATTTGAAACAAGTAAGCTAATCGAATATATTCGCAACCCTCGAAACAATGATGCAGTAGTCGATAAGATGGTTGATTGCATCAAGGAATACGGATTCAGAATTCCGATTGTCGCCAAAAGCGATGGCAGCGTCGTTGATGGTCACCTGAGGTTAAAGGCGGCAAGGAAACTCGGATTAAAAGAAGTTCCAGTTGTGCTGGCCGATGATCTTACTGAAGCTCAAATCAAAGCTTTTCGTTTGGTAGCGAATCAATCGGCAAATTGGGCTGAATGGGATAAAGACCTTTTGCGATTGGAACTGCTGGATTTGAAAGGAATGGATTTCGATCTCAACTTAACGGGATTTGATTTGAGTGAAGTAGATCGATTAATCCAAGAAAACAAAACCATTCAAGAGGATGAATTCGAGGAAGATATCGAAGAAAAAGAGGTAATTACAACGCCCGGAGATATTTGGGTTTTGGGAAATCATCGTTTAATGTGCGGTGACGCAAAAGACGAAGCATCAATGAATCGTCTCATGTCCGCTCAAGTCGCTGATATGGTCTTTACTCATCTCAAGGAAGAGTCGCCGACAGAACAACTGCCTCAAATATTTAAAAACCTCAAAAACAAAATAAAGGACGGTTCCCTGTTTTTTATTGGAACAGATTGGCAGCGCATGTACGAAATTATGTCTGCGGGCAGATCGATCTTTGACGAATACAAACAGCTTTGCGTTTGGAATAAAGGAATCGAACAGCAAACCGAACTGTATAAAAATCAGTTGGAACTATTCTTCGTTTTCAAGAAAGGTGAAGCAAAACACACCAACAATTTTGGCTTGGGAGAAACCGGCAGATATCGAACTAACGTCTGGAGTTATCGAGCAAGCGAAGTACCTGTTCAATTAGCTGCCGATGCGATTTTAGATTGCTCACATATAAACGAAATAATTCTTGATCCTTTCGGAGGAAAAGGAACAACGTTAATTGCGTCTGAAGAAACCGGCCGCAGGTGCTATATGATGGAGATCGATCCGAAATATTGCGACACAATAATTCGTAGATGGATGAATTTAACTGATCAACAAGTCATTCACGCAGAAACAGGCAAGACCTTCGAAGAAATTGCAGCCGAAAGGAATAGTGAATAATGGCATTAATTTCGCAATCAGAATGGGCAAGACGTCAGGGATTTTCGAAGCAATACGCAGCCAAGCTGATTAAGCAGGGAAAAATCACTCTGATTGATGGAATGATTGACGAATATACCGCAAATGCCGAGCTTGAAAACTACAGGAACATTCACCTACCGAAACAAAGAAAGAGTCAGGGAACATATTTGGTTCAAGACGATATGCACAAGCTTTTGATGAAAACGAAGCTTAAAAATGAGATTGAAAAAGGAAAATTACTTGAAGCCAGAGTAAAGGCGGAAACAGGCGAATTAGTTCCTATCGATGAGGTAAAGAAAGCGTTTTTTTCAAAAGCACGGATTGTAAGGGATGGAATTTTCTCAATAGCCGATAGACTTTCGTCATTGCTGGCGAGCGTAGATGACCCATCAGAAATCCATGAAATATTGATGAAAGAGTTTCGTACGGTTTTGGAGGAATTGTCGAGAGATGACCTGCGATGATTTTCTGAAATCTTTTGAAAGAGGAATCAAGCCGGATTCGGTGATCAGCGTGTCGGACTGGGCAGACGCTAACCGAGTGTTATCAAGAACGGCATCCTCAGAACCTGGAAGGTTTAGAACTTCCAGGACGCCATACCTAAAAGAAATCATGGATGCACTCTCACCTTCATCTCCGTACGAAAAAGTAGTTTTTATGAAGGGCGCACAAATCGGCGGAACCGAAGCCGGAAACAATTGGATCGGGTACATGATCGATCAAGCACCGGGACCGATGTTAGTTGTTCAGCCGACGGTGGAAATGGGAAAAAGATGGAGTAAAGGTCGCTTGGCTCCTTTAATTGAAGATACTCCGTGCTTGCGGGATAAAGTGAAAGATCCACGAACCAGAGATTCCGGGAACACCGTCCAAAGTAAGGAATTTCCTGGCGGTCAGGTCGTAATTACAGGTGCGAATTCAGCTGTTGGACTTAGATCAATGCCTGTAAAGTACTTGTTTTTAGATGAAGTTGACGCATACCCGCCCGATGCAGATTCGGAGGGAGATCCTCTTACTCTGGCTATTCAAAGAACGGCGACCTTTACGAGGCGCAAAATTTTTATCGTATCGACTCCGACGATTCAGGGATTATCAAGGATTGAGAAGGAATTCAGTGAGACGGATCAAAGGTATTATTTCGTGCCGTGTCCGTTCTGTGACGGCTACCAAACGCTGAAGTGGGAGAACATTCACTATGATCAAATTGATTCTAAAGTGTCTTATGTTTGTGAATTTTGTAAAGAACATATTGATGAGCGATACAAAACGGAAATGCTCCGAAAAGGAGAATGGCGACCGCAACGGCAACATGATGTTGCATTCAAAAGTTCGCTCCGCGAGGAAGAAAACACTCAACAAAAAAACAAAACACAGCTAGCTCACCGCCAAAAAGGAAGAACGATAGGCTTCCATTTAAGTTCTTTGTATTCACCTGTTGGCTGGATGAGTTGGGAAACCTGCTATCACAATTACGAATCAGCGAAAAAAGACGATCAATTACTGAAAGCATGGACGAATACGACCTTGGGACTGCCTTGGGAAGAAAAAGGCGACGTGCCGGATTGGGGTTTACTGTTTGATCGAAGGGAAAATTACAAAATCGGTCGAGTACCAAGAGGCGGATACGTTCTCACTGCCGGAGTGGACGTTCAAAATGATCGAATTGAGTTGGAAATCGTTGCTTGGGGCAAGGATCACGAAAATTGGTCAGTTGATTATCGAGTAATTTACGGAAATCCAACGACTCAAGCACCTTGGAACAAATTATCTGAAATTTTGAACGAAGAATTTGAATCCGAAGACGGAGTTTATCGGAAAATCAATATGATGGCGGTTGATTCAGGGTTTGCGACGCAGCACGTCTACGATTGGGTGAGAAAGCAGCCGATTCACAATGTCATGGCTGTAAAAGGAGTTGATAATTCGCTGGTTTCACTAAACGCTCCGACCAAAGTCGACGTAAATAAGCACGGGAAAAAGATCGCCAACGGAGTGAGATTGTGGAAGGTCGGAGTTTCTCTCTTAAAGAGCGAATTTTACGGTTGGCTCAAGCCTGAGGTTTGGCGCGAAAATCTGCTCCGCAAGGAAGAAAATAAGATACAGCCCGCGAAAACTCCCCACCTGTCCGGAGGACAAATATCGCCAGCGGAGGCTCTCCGCCCGCCGGGAGGGCAATTACCGTGTGCAGGGTCACCCTGCCGCTGCCATTTTCCTGAGTATAACACGGAGTATTTCAAGCAAATCACTGCAGAACAGTTGGTCACCAAGATTGTCAGAGGATATCCGAAAAGAGAATGGAAGAAAATTCGAGATCGAAATGAAGCCTTAGATTGCAGGATTTATGCAAGAGCAGCTGCGATAGCTTTGGGAATCGACCGTTGGTCAGATCAGAAATGGCAGCAAATTATGGATCTGAGTAACCCGGAGGAAAAACCGAAGGTTACAAGAAGACTTAAGAAAATTAGGAGCAGTTTCCTGTGATAAGCGACAGCGAAAAATTAGAAATCATAGAAAGAGCAATTCTGGAATTACAGTCGGGAAAGCGCGTGACTTCTGTGACTTACGGAGATGTACACGTCCAGTATGCCGGAGCGGATTTGGAGCAATTGCTTAAATTACGGAGTCAGATCAAAGCTAATCTCAAAACTTCAAGCAAAAGGCAGATCGTTTTTACGACTTCAAAGGCAACATGATGTTGCATCCAGTGTTTGCCCTCCCGGCGGGGAAATAGTTTCAAATATTAAAATAGAGTGATGAAAATTTTCAATTCGATAGCAAATCTGTTCAAGAAGAAAGCCCAAACTCCTTACGACGGAGCGGGACACGGCAAGCGATTGAACAATTGGTATCCTACGGGATCATCTATCAACTCCATTCTGGACTCAAATTTAAGCACATTGAGAATCAGATCTCACGATATTATCAGAAAGAATCCATACGCAACAAATGCTGTTGAAGCGATAGTATCAAATTGTATCGGCACAGGAATCAAGCCTCAATCTAAGGCACGAGACGCGGATTTTCGAAAAAGGATTCAAGAACTATGGCTTCAATGGACGGATGAAGCGGATGTCGCTGGTATTTGTGACTTTTACGGCTTGCAAGCCCTCGTACTCCGAAGTGTTATCGAATGCGGTGAGTGTTTCGTCAGGATAAAAACCGATCGAAATAATGGTACAGTGCCACTCAAATTACAGGTTTTAGAAGCCGAACACTTAGATGCGAGCAAGGATTATCCTCTTCCGAACGGACACGTTATAAAGTCAGGGATTGAATTTGATAAATCCGGGAAGAAGGTTGCGTACTACTTATATAAAGAGCATCCGGGAGACTCTTGCAGAGGTCACTCCTGCGGAGGGCGTGAATCTGTACGAATTCCAGCGAATGAAGTTTTACATATATACAAGCCACTTCGTCCCGGACAGATTCGGGGAGAACCTTGGCTGTCAAATGTTCTTTTGAAGCTGCACGAACTCGATCAATACGAAGATGCTGAACTTGTGAGAAAGAAAACAGCTGCAATGTTTGCGGGATTTGTAACTCGGCTTGATCCTGATTCGGAGATTTTTAAACAAGAAGAAGGCTCTGATCTGTACGGCTTAGAGCCCGGAACAATGCAGTTCCTCGATCCAGGAGAAGATATCAAATTTTCTACTCCGGCAGATGTTGGCAGTACTTACGAGATATTTATAAAACAACAACTGCGAGCAATTTCCGTTGGCTTGGGAATTACCTATGAGCAACTGACGGGAGACCTGTCGGGAGTAAATTACTCCTCGATTCGTGCAGGATTACTTGAATTCCGTCGCCGCTGCGCCGCATTGCAGCACAATCTGATTGTGTATCAGTTTTGTCGACCGATCTGGAACAAATGGATTGAGTTGGCGGTTCTTTCGAACTCTATAAAAATACCAAACGACAAGAACTTTGCTGCTGTGAAGTGGATTCCGCAAGGTTTCGCATGGGTTGATCCTTTGAAAGAACAGAAAGCACAAATGAACGCGGTAAGATGCGGTTTCAAATCACGGGCAGAGGTAGTTTCGGAGCTTGGCTACGACGTAGAAGAAATTGACGAAGAAATCAAAAACGATAATGAAAGAGCGCAAAAAATGGGCTTGAAATTTGATTCTGTACTAGACGGAGAAAGTGATGATACGAGTGACGAATAGACCTTTGTTGGTGGCATCAGAATATCTTGAACCGACCTTAAATTTTGATTGGATTCCGAAAGGAACATTTGTACTCCCTGAGTATTCAATTGATAACGGCGTCGCGGTAATTCCAGTCTACGGTCTACTGACAAAACGAAGCGAGAGATTTTATTACACTACGAATTATGACGATATTTACCTGTCGATTTCCAAGGCTTTACATGACGATAAAGTTGAGTCGCTTTTGCTGGATATTGATAGTCCTGGCGGTGAAGTCGGAGGTCTCTTTGATTTAGTCGACTTTATTTATAGGGCGAGAGATAAGAAACCGATTTACGCTTACGCTAACGACTCCGCATTTTCTGCGGCTTACGCGATAGCTTCGGCGTGTTCAAAAATTTTCGTCAATCGAACAAGCGGTGTCGGCAGCATCGGAGTAATTGCAACTCATACTGATATATCGGAGGCAGAAAAGAAACTAGGCGTGAAGTATACGACCATTTTTGCAGGTGAAGAGAAAAACGATCTGACACCTCACGAACCTCTGTCCAAGAATGCGAAAGACAAATTACAAAGGGAAGTGAACAGACTTTATGAAATGTTCTTGTCGACTGTGTCTCGCAATCGAAATTTGGATATTGAAAAGATCAGAGAGACTCAAGCTGCGACCTATTACGGAGAGAATGCGATTGAAGTTGGTCTGGCAGATGAGATAACGGGAAATCCATGGGAAGAAATTATGAAAAAGGAGAAAAAGATGGAAGAAGAAGATGAAATCGAGAAATACAGAGCTGAGATTCTGGAAATATCGAAACTTTGTAAGTTGGCTCATGCCGAAGAGAGACTGGCTGAGTTTATCGAGCAAAAGTTCACTGCGGATCAGGTGAAAGAAGCGTTGCTGGCTTCGATGAATGCGAAGGAGGAAATCTCAAGCCATGTCTATCACAAAGAAATGCAAAAGGAGAATCCTGTAATAGCAGCTGCCAAACAGCGTGCAGGCAACGAGTCGTTGCATCCGGTAATTCGCTCCGCGAGGAAATAATAAGGAGGAAGGAAGATAAATGAACATAGAAGAAAAAGACAGATTACTTAGTTTGCTCAAATATGAAGCAGAAAAGAACTATTGCCGAGAGGTCGTAACGATTGCTCAAGGGCAGAATTTGAGGATGGGAACAATTGTCGGAGAAAAAACATCCGATGGTATGTACAAACAAGTGAGTTTGGTTGATCCGACTGATGAAGAGGCAACGACTGACGGCACGGAAATCCCAATAGGAGTGTTGTTGCAAGACGTTGATGCAAGCACGGCAGCTCAGCAAGGATTAATCGTCGCGAGGGACGCCATTGTTATCGAGTCTCAGTTGATATTCCCGGAGGAAGCAACGGCGGATCAGAAAAAAGCAATCAAAAAAGGTCTTGAAGCACGAGGCATTGTAACCAGGAAATCAGCGTAAGGAGAAGACAATGATTAATCCATTTGATACTGACGCATTTAATATGACGTCATTAACGGCTTCCATAAATTTGCTGCCGAACACTTACGGAAAGCTGGAAGCGATGAATTTGTTTCCTCAAAAATCAGTTCGTACAAGAAATATAGCAGTTGAAGAGCAAAACGGCGTGTTGAATTTACTTCCGACTCAAATGCCGGGAGGAACATCAACTTTCGAGGGCAGAACGAAAAGAAAAATGAGATCGTTCACGATTCCGCATATTCCTCACGATGATGTTATTTTACCGGAGGAAATTCAGGGAATCAGAGCTTTTGGCACGGAAAACGAACTCGAAGCGATGGCTAACGTGGTCACTGATCATCTGCAATCCATGAGAAACAAACACGCGATAACTCTCGAACATCTGCGCATGGGAGCGTTGAAGGGCAACATTTTGGATGCTGATGGCAGCACTTTGTACAATTTGTTCGATGAGTTTGAGATTACGCCGAAAACCGTAAACTTTGCTCTGGGAACAGCATCTACTGACGTGAAGAAAAAGTGTTTGGAAGTTCTGAGACACATTGAAGATAACCTCAGAGGTGAGTTCATGACCGGCGTTCATTGTTTGGTTTCTCCTGAATTTTTCGATGCTCTGACCTCTCATTCCAAAGTGAAAGAAGCTTACGAGAGATGGGAAGAAGGCGCGGCACTCAGAAACGATATGAGATCAGGATTTACTTTCGGCGGAATAACTTTCGAAGAATACCGAGGTCAAGCCACTGATCCTGACGGAAATACGCGAAGATTTATTGCGTCTGGTGAAGGTCATTGTTTCCCGACGGGTACGGCAGAGAGTTTCGTGACTTACTTTGCACCTGCGGATTTCAACGAAACCGTAAACACATTGGGATTACCGCTTTATGCGAAACAATGTCCGAGGAAGTTCGATCGAGGCACGGAGCTGCATACGCAATCTAACCCACTGCCGCTGTGCTTGAGACCGGGAGTGTTGGTTAAACTAACGGCTGCATAATGTTTAAAAATACTGTAATTACAGCAATTAACGATGTATTTGATCACCTGGGGCAGGAAGTGACGATAAGGTCTCGAAACGGTGAAACGAAGCAAGTTATTGCTGTAATTAAGCAGCCTGAAAATCCTTACGAATTGGGAGATTCTCAGATTGTGGAGCAAGTGGCCGAAGTGTCGATCAAATCTACAGATGCCACTCCGAGAATCGGCGATTTTATCTTGGTTAATGATCGAAGATACAAGATTTTCGAAGAACCATTGATGGACGTAATCACTCAAATGTGGAAGTTCAATGCGATTTTAATTGGTGAATAGATATGAAGCCATCGATTCAAAAGCAGACCGACAATATAATAAAAGCGATTGATGCTTTGCCTGAGCAATCTTTGACTGCGACCATTTTTGCATTGAATCGAACTGCGGAATGGCTGAAAGGTCATTTGTCGAAAGAGATATCTGCTCAAAAACGAGTAAAACTAAAGCTGATTCGAGATCGTATTTCGGTAAGAAGAGCCAATCGAAAAAATCCTCAGGCGCAATTAGTATGCAGATTCAAAAGTGTGTTTGTGAAGGATTTATCCGATGTTAGGCAGACTCCAATTGGTGTTTCGGCAGGAGGTAAGATTTATCCGCACGCATTCATAGCGACTCTTCAAAAAGGAGGAAAGCCCGGAGTTTATCGAAGGAAGACCACAAAGCGAATTCCTGTAAAATCGGTAACAATTCCAATTTTTGATGACGCAGTAAAAAGCATTGAATATTTGATCGGAGCAGAAGCATCGAAAGTTTTTGAAAGAAGATTTCTTCACGAAATCAGAAAAATGGGCAGAAGAAAATGATCCAACAATTATTGAGCAACATCCAAGAAGAAATCCTCAGACTACAGGGCATAGAGAGCTGTTTTATATATCCGGCACCGCGCTGTGATTTAGCTGCTCCGGCAATATGTCTTGAGGTTGCGGGATTTTCTTCGGGCAATGATCCTGCTACTGGTGAGCTGGCTTTGAACATAAATCTTGAGGCAAGAATCATTATGGACTCGACAATCGAAAACGCTGAAATCTCCTGCCAAACTCTGGCTTGCAACGTTGCGAATTTAGTTCACCTGAACACTTTCAACTGCGCAGTTTCTCCGGGAGAGGTTACCGGAATTTCAAGAGATTCATTTAAGCCGGAGTTTGATGCTTTCGTTTGCTGGCTTGTTGAGTGGTCTCATCAGTTTCATATCGGCAATTCAGTTTGGCTCGAGTCGGGAGCGACACCGCATTTGTTACACATTAACAGGAATTTGATCGATGGATAACAGTTTTGCATTTTCGGAGGTCGTAAGGAAATTAGCTAACATAATAAGGCTGGGCAAGATTGCTGAAATTGACGGAGATCAGGTGCGAGTGGAGATCGGTCGAGTGAAAACAGGCTGGCTGCCGATAGTTTCGAACGCGGGAAACACTTCATTATGGCTTCCGATTTCAAAGGGAGAGCAAGTTGCTGTATTTGCGCCCTACGGAGAGATGGCTCAAGCCTTTGTGTTGAGATCGATTCATTACAACACCTACAAAATCCCGGAAAACGTGAATAATTTGAGCCTAACGACCGATAAAAACGTGAAATTCAGCAGCCCGGAAAAGTACGAAGCCTCATTTTCCAAGGGATTAAAGTTTGTTTGCGAAAAGTGCGTAATTTCATTAGACGACCACGGAATTACGCTGAAAGTCGGGAACTCAACGATTAGTCTGAGCGAGAATTCAATCAGTTTGAGCAACGGAGCATCAAGCATTGATATTTCAGCTTCAAGTATTTCGCTCAGTTCAGGTTCGATTACGACCAATCCTCCTGTGTGTAAGTGCAACGGAGGTATGTAATGAAAGGTGTTAGTAGTGAAAACGGACAATATTTGAGCGATTTAGAGCATTTAAAGCAGTCTTTGGTTAATATATTAACTACTCCGATAGGCACAAGAGTGATGTGCCGAGATTACGGATCACATCTATTTGAGTTGGTAGATCAACCGATAAATCGGGAATTGATTCCCAGAATCTACGCCGCGGTAGCCGAAGCCATAGATAAATGGGAGCCAAGATTTAAGTTGGAAAAGATTACGATTAATTCAATCAAAGAAGGAAAAATAACTCTGTCGCTGAGCGGAAAATATCTGATTACTCAAGAGAAAATAGTTTTGGAGAATTTGATAATATGAACTTATCTGATCTGGAAACGCCTCAAATTATAGAAGAGTTAAGCTTTTCTGAGATTATAAACCAAATGAAAGACCAATTCGTTGAAATCAACAGCGAGTTTACCGCTTACCTTGAGAGTGATCCAATTATTAAACTGTTTGAAGTCGCTGCTTATCGAGAACTGTTGCTGCGCCAGAGGATTAATCAGGTTGCAAAATCTAATTTGCTGGCTTTCGCAACGGGAAGCGATCTTGATAATTTGGCTGTGCTTTACGGAATTGAGAGAAAAGAAAACGAAACCGACGACGAATTGAGAAAAAGAACTCAAGCCAAGATCGAAGGATGGTCCACGGCAGGAAGCAAGGCAGCTTATATATTTCACGCGTTAAACTCTGATACGAGAGTCAAAGAAGCTAACGTGGATTCACCTGAACCGGGCTTGGTGAGAATTTCGATTCTTTCGAAAGAAAATAACGGCGTTGTTTCAGATGATCTGCTTGAATCCGTCAATTCTTATATGCAGCGAGATGATATCAGAATGCTGACGGATACGGTTCAAGTCATTCCGTGTAATTTGATAGACATTGATGTGAGAGCGAAAATTACCCTGATGTCCAGCACTCCGATTGAGTTTTTAAGCACGATCAAGACTTTATTCAGAAAAGCTTTTGCAAAAATCGCGAGCATGGGAGTTTCAATTTCGCGGAGCTGGATTATCTCAAATTTGTTTTTGGATGGCGTGAAAGATGTGCAGTTGTTAACACCGACGACTGATATTTCAGTATCAGAGACAGAATGTGCCCGTTTACTGGAAGTGGAGTTATCAGTATGAATAAGCTAGCGCAGCGTAATATAGGGTGCAGAAACTTTCTGCTGGAGGTATTAGTATGAGTTCCCTGCTGCCTTCAAATTCTACTGAACTAGAAAAAGCACTTGAGCAAGCGATTGTTTACAATGTGAATCCGAATATTCTGTCCGGATTTAAAACCAAGGCGGCGGGCAATCTCAATCTGACTTTGAGTTGGGAATATTCTTTAGCTCAAATAAATATCGATGACTTCAAACAAAGGATTATCGAGGGTCTCAAATTCCACAGAATGGCGGGTACTCCGTATTCTCTCCGGCAGGCACTCTCCTGGTATGGCTTAACAAATATCAAGATTGAGGAAGAAGAAGTCGGTCGGCACTTTTCGGAGTTTCAAGTTGGATTCGATGAAATACCCGACGGCACCTTGATCGATAAAATCGTGGAAACGGCAAAGTTAGCGGCTCCGGTAAGATCTCGGCTGACTCGAATGTACAACAACGACTACGATATCAGACGGTTTGTGCTGGACGGTTCCGGTTGGGGCGATTTGCTTTCTGATCATTCTGGAATTTACAACGGTGCGCTAAAATTATCATTCGGAAAGAAACTCAGATGTGACGCATCGTTCGGGAGCTACAACATAAACAAGTTCAACTTCGCAGCCAAATTTAGCTTTGCGAAAATCGAAGATACATTCAAATTAAGTTTTGGAATTTTGGACGATACGAACTTCGGACAGCTTACCGAACACAATATATATAGAGCGAACAAGGTAGCTCAAAATGCGGAACCTATAGGAAACGTTCCCGATTACTTAATCAGGCTCAACACGTTTTCAAGGGCAATGATTGTGCTGTCGGATTCTGTTTTGGAAGACGGACAAAGTTGTTTTTCGGGAAGTTATGAAAACAAAAATGATTCAAAATTCATCCTTGGCTTCAGTTATCTGTCCGAGATTCCAATCAGACCTGACAACATAATGATAGATGTTCGCAGATTTGAAGATGTAATTTTCGACGGAACTTACAACTACGAAACAGGAACAACGAATGTCACATATTCTGCGAATTCTGTCTATAAATCAGAATTGAATTCTCAAGTTTTTGAAATAAATTCAATTCAGCACAATATGAACGGGCGGTACAGAGGCAACAACACATGGCACGACCACAGGCATTTTGATGTGCCGTGGAATCAACAAAGCAATTACAGCAGGATGGTGGAGTAAAGCATGGCGATAGTGACAATTTCAGGAAGAGCAGGAATGGCTCGGAGTATCAAGCAATGTCCGTTGTTTATAGCTTGGGGACAAGGCGAAAGCGATGAGATTACGACAAAGGTGAATGAAAATCCCGCGCAGACAGCACTGTTTCGTGAGATCGGACGGAGGGTAATCGACAATGTCCAATTTGTAAACGCCGATGATCAAGGAGATTTAGTTACTCCGAGCGGCAGATGGACGATCTCCCTGATTCCGACAAACAATTTGTATATTGCAGCAGAATTCGATTTTTTGGACGGCAACGGATACACGGTGAGAGAGTTCGGGCTGTTTCTGAACACGGTAACAAATGACGGACTGCCGATCGGTCAGAAATACTTTCTTCCAACTGAGATAGAGGATCAAGGAGAGTTGCTGATGTTGGAAAACACAGTTCCGATTATTCGAACGGGAGACACGAGATACAACTGCGCATTTGTGCTGTCACTGTAGGAGGAAAAGATGACATTATCGGGATACTATGATCGATTCAATTCAGAAAAGAAGTACATAAAATCCCTGTTTTTAGCGGGAAAAGGACTTCAATCGTCTGAGCTAAACGAAATTCAGGATTACGCAAGTGATGCCATAAAAAGAATCGGAGATGCTCTGTTTGCGGATGGAGATGTGATAAGTGGCTGCGAATGTATCATCGACGACGGTTCGGTCACGTTAGAAAAAGGAAAAGTCTATCTCGACGGAGCAATTCGGGATGTACACGAAGGAAGTTTTGTAATACCAACTGATATTTCAGTGAGAATCGGGATTTATTATAAGGAACAAACGCTGACTGAGTTGGAAGATCCTGAGTTAAGAGACCCGGCAATTGGCACAAGAAATTACCAAGAAGCAGGAGCTGCGAGATTACAATATATAACCAATTGGGGATATCAGGCAGAAGGTATCACTAGTGATAATGAAGAATCAGGGAAATTCTATACAATATATAATGTAGAGAAAGGAGTACTGGTTCAAAAAGCTCCCGCGCCTCAGTTGGATTCAGTGAGTACCGCTCTCGCAAGATACGATAACGAGAGCAACGGCTCATATGTTGTAAATGGCATGGAGGTAACCTGTTTAACAGCGGATGACGAAGAGCAGATTTTTTCGGTAAATGAAGGAAAAGCTCACGTAAACGGCCAAGAAGTCGGCCTGCCTCATTCTTCGAGATCTGTTTTTCGAAACGAATACGATGTTCAAAGAGTAGAATCAGACCCTTATATTTTCGAACCCGACGCTCTGGGGAAAATGACAATACATCTGAACTATACGTCTCTGGATGAAGTTATAACTGTTGATGTTACTGCGGAAAAGAGAGTTAATTTAACACATGGAAGTTATTTAGGCGCACTTGATCCGATTCCTTCGACGGCGGTGTTGGATATCATTCAGATAAAACAGGGCAACACAATATATGTAAAAGGAACTGATTACAAGCTTACCGCTGGCCAAGTCGATTGGTCTCTGTCGGGAGCAGAACCATCTCCGGGAAGCTCTTACGAAATCATATATAGACATAGAACACAAGTAACACCAACAAATATTACCGACACCAGCATTGATATTACAGGGGCTGTAGATGGTTCAATGGTTTTGGTGACCTACACATGGAAGATGCCAAGGTACGACATTATAACCATCGATGCTGAGGGAATAATTCGGAGAATTAAAGGGTTAGCTCACCCATGGACACCGGTAGTTCCCAAAGCTCCAAGCGGTCAATTAGTCTTGGCTCAAGTCTATCAAGACTGGACGGGCAACACGAAACCAAAAGTTACAAACAACGCAATCCGAGTTGTTCAAATGGCTGATATTGAGTCTATGAAGAATATGATCATGGATTTGTATTATCTTATCGCTCAGTTGGAGTTGAAAAACGATGTAAACGCAAATGATCCAACGTCCAAGAAAGGGGTTTTCGTTGATCCGTTTTTCGACGATGACATGCGAGATCAAGGAATAGAACAAACGGGAGCGATTATCGATGAAAAGCTCTTGCTTCCAATTACTACCGAAGTTCATGATTTTGCAGAAGATCAACAAGTATATATGCTCCCATATACGTTGGAAGCAGTGATATCCCAGGAATTACAAACAGGATCAATGAAAATCAATCCATACAACGCCTTTGATCCGATACCGGCAGATTTATCCATTGTATTGAATATAGATCATTGGACGGAAGTTCAGACTCAGTGGCTCAGTACGATAACGAACGTATATTACAGCACAAGAAGCAGCGGAAGTTCTTCAACAAATCAATTGGTGAGTAGGTCTACGAAGAACATAGCGTACATGAGACAACAAACACCGAAATTTACAGTTGAAGGTATGAAACCGGGCGAACGGATACAGAAAATCAAATTCAACGGAATCGAAGTAACAGCAAGGGAGGCATAAGATGGCTTTAGAGGCAGACAGAGACGGAGTTGCGAACGGTGTATTCACAGTGCCTTCAGGTGTTCCATCGGGAACAGTGCAAGTAGAAATACTCGGAGATCAAGGAAGTCGAGGAACAGGAACTTACACGGCAAGCGGAACAATTACGACCGAGCAACGGCGAATAGTTAACACGGTTACTTACAGATATGATCCTCTTGCCCAGACGTTTACTTTATCTGAAGGACGGCACATTGCAGGTGTAGATTTATGGTTTAAGAAAAAAGGAACATCCAGAGTTTTAGTTCAAATTCGAGAAACAACGGCAGGATTTCCGAACCAAAATATTATTGCTCAAGCGAGTATTAAGCAGTCACAGATTAATCTAACGTCTTATACAAGAGTAACTTTCAGACCGATTTGGCTCGAAGCCAATGTCGAGTACGCGATCGTAGTACTAACGGATGATTCTCAAACAGCATTGGCAATCTGTGAACTCGGGAAATACGATGATATACACCGAAGATACGTAACAGCGCAAGGATATCAAGTTGGCGTTTTGCTTTCATCATCAAATGCAAGCACATGGACGGCTCATCAGGAAATGGACTTAACATTTAGGTTGTTAGCCTGCAAATTCACAGAAACAAATATGGAGATAAATCTCGGAAACGTTACAACCACAGGAAACACGGATTTACTTGTGAAATCAACAATAGAAAGAGTGTCCTCAGAAACTGATGTCGAATTTTCGCTGACTGATACGAACGGAAACACAAACACGCTTTCTGAAGATATGCCTGTTTCTCTCAGGGAGGAACTTTCAGGTGATGTTTCGTTTAAAGTTAAACTCAAAGGCAGCCAAAAACATTCGCCTGTTCTGTATCAAGGAGTTCAATTAATGCTTGGGACTCAATCCCAAACAGCGGATTACATAACAAGAGCGATTCCTGCGGGAACAAACACGATTATTCGTGTAGTTTATGAATCATATACTCCGGGAAATTCTCAAGTAAAAGTGTATTTTCAGCAACCTGACTCGACTTGGACTTTAATTCCTCTAACAGAAGGATCACCTCTCGGAGACGGAGTGGAAGAAAGAATACATGTTTTAAACAACTATAACCAAGCGACGGTAAGAATAAAAATCGTATTAGAAGGAAACGTATTGTATCGGCCATATGTAAAAAGCTTGAGGGTAACAACGGTCTAGAAAAATGGTAAACGAAACTACGAACAACAAGAATTATCCTCTTCCGCATCCGAGCAATATCGCGTCTCAGGATGTAACGAGAATTGCGACCGCAATTGAAATGATAGATAAGGATATTTCGGAGTGTTCGGATTCAATTAGCACAATCGATAATGCCGTTCAGGATCTCAATTCCAAATCGCTCAAGATTCCTTCAGATTTTGTTGGTCAAGTTGATACAGAGTTAAACGACCTGCAGCCGGGACAATATATAGTAGTAAATGAAGATGCCAGCGGGTTTTCCTCAGTTGAAGGCGGCGGCGGTGAAGGCGGAAAAAAGGGCGAACTCCTTATAAAAAAATCGGATAAAAATTTCGATACGATGTGGATTGATCCGCGAGCGGTTTTGAAAAAGGCTCCGACAGTAAAGGAAACGATTTCAGACATCCAACTTCCGAACAATGTCACAATGATTTTGAATGACTCTGTTGAAAGTGAAAGTATTGATGACGTACCTCGGCATGGATTAACTCAGCGGCAGATCAATTCAGACACTTTAGCCGACTCATCATATGCATATATATTGTGCAACGAAATCGATGATACCACCGAAGATGATTCAGATATTGCGACCAGAGAAAAATTTGGTCGAGTAAAAATTGGTTCAGGGATAAACCTGAATAACGGAGAAATTTCAGTTCCAATTATCGGGATAGCTTCAGAAAACGAATTTGGTTTGGTGAAAATCGGAGAAGGTCTCGATATAAGTGAAGGAGTGGTTTCGACAAAACCATATCAACATGCTGACTCTGATACCTTTGGAATCATCAAACCAAGTTCAGATTTTAAATTTGATTCAAACGGAGCATTACAGCTTGCGCATAAAAGTGAAGATATAATTTATCAAACCGCAACAAAAAATATTGTAGAAAATGGTGTTATAAGAATCGTACCGACTTGCGCTTGTTACAGAGCTTTTATAGATTCCGACACTCAATTTTCCTTTGATTGGGGCGACTTTGTTCCGAAGTCGGATATAGCTTTCGATTTAGAAATTGTTGCCGATAAATCTTATGTTATCAGTTTCGGATCAGATGTTGTATGGGAGCTTCCCTGTGTTGGAGTTAATATCGGACAAACAGTCATTCATTTTGAAAGACAATTTGGAGAAACAAAATTTCGAGGAACGTTAAAATCAACAAAGACGCCACTAATAAGGTTACTGACTGCGGATACGACCGATGATATTACTGATGATTATATTTGCGGTCATAACGGATCAGGTTGGAATGCTTGCGAGTGCTTAGCAACGAGAGTCTATCACGACGTAAGTAGTTTTTATAATCCGGCAGAAGGCGTTTGGTATATCGATTTTAAACGTTCAACTTATGTTGAATATTTTGAATACGGAAGAGTTTATGGGGCATCGACGGTGGAATATTTCTACATCGAAGGAAGTGTTGATGGAAGAAATTGGAAAGAATTATTTTCTGTTAAAAATGTACAATTATCAACGAGTACGTTAACAGAACACGGGTACTTTAAACACTATCGCATCCGAGCGAAAAATATGAATTTTTCTTATTTTCGATGGTTTGGATTTGACGTTGATGATGATATTTATGAACTTCAAAAAGTAATACCGAAAATGGATGAGGATTCGGCGAATGGATTTGAGATAACTTCGTCAGGCTTAACAAGCGGAAATTTGTACAACCTAACTCAAAACAGCACGAATAGTTGGGCGAATTTTGAAACACGATTAAACGGAGAATTTTGGGTAAAATATGAATTACCTGAAGCACAGTCGGTAGATTTAATCGACCTGGCGGCTCGTCGAGGAGGAGAATCAGATCGAATGCCGACTTGGTTCAGAATAGAAGGATCAAACGACGATGAAAATTGGGAAATAATTCTTGAAAGAGCGTACTTAACAAGATGGTATCAAGGAGAATCTCGGCAATATTGGATTATCAACGAAACGCCTTACAAATTTTATAGGTTGGTTTCGATTGAGCAGCCGTCGGCATATTTTGCCCTGAGCAGATTTCGACTTTATAAAAGAGTGAACGGAAAAGTATTCGGAAAAAAGATCCCAAAACTTTCGTCTGCATCGGAGGGAGGTTATGAAATCAAAGCGAGTTCAACTTGCGGTTCTGATCATTGGCCGTATTTAGCTTTTGATGGAAATTCCGGGACGAGATGGGCTTCGGCGAATGGAGACGCTGTTGGCGGTTGGATTCAAGTTAAGTTTCCTGTTGAAACACTGTGTACAACAGCATGGCTAACATCCCGAAACGATCAATATTACGGACAAGCAGCAACAGATTTTACGATACTGGGATCAGTTGATGGAGTAAATTTTGAAACACTGAAAACGGTAACAAATCAGACTTGGTCACAGGGAGAGGAAAAGAAAATCACCTTTTTCAATGAGATTCCTTATTTATATTACAGAGTTCAGGCACAAGCGATTCAGAATGGAGAAGGATATTTTGCATTTTCTGAAGTAAACTTTGGATCGGAGTTGAGAGAATACAAGAGAGAGCTAAACACTTACCGCAAATTGACTCCGATCATGACTGCGAATTCTCAAGATGGATTTATATTAACAGCTAATTCAATTTACACGGGACAAAAAGTTTATAATCCATTTGAAGCGTTTAACAATACTGTTTCCGATGCAAGTTCGTGGACGACGAAAACTCAATCCGGCTGGATACAGATTGAACTGCCAACCGCAGATAAAGCAAATATGTTTAGAATGTCGGGGGGATTTTCGAACGAAGAACCTGACTCATTCATTCTTTATGGATCAAATGACGGGGAAACTTATACACAACTTCTGAATTCCGGCACGTTAACTTGGACTCATAACGAAACCAAAACTTGGGATTTGGAAAATGATACGGCTTATAAGTTTTACAAGGTCGAAGCGGTAAACACAAAATCCGCATACATAACAATTTCTGAAATTCAATTAATTGAACACATAACCACGAGGGAATATTAATCATGGCTACCAAATTCACATTTCCGAAATCACCGCAAATTGGAGACAGAATAGAAATCGTTTCAATATCCGAAAACAAGTTACCAATTAATTTAGTCGGTAATTCTGAGGCGGGAAAGAATTTAGTTTTGGTTTTCCCTGATCAAACTTACTCAGGGACAGCCGACGGGGAAACAGTAATTGCAACGATTACAGAAAAGAACACAGTTTTTACATTTAAATGCGTGACGGCGAAATTAATTCATACTTGGCTGCTCGAAGGTACATGTCTTTATTCGAAGGTAAAGCAACTTGAAACCAGAATTGAATCTATTGAAACGGCAATTCAAGGAATGATCGAATGATAACTCCGAATCGTCATTACGCTCTTCCGAATAAAATTCATGATGTTGTAGATGATATAAATGAATTACGTTCGACTTTTGGAAAGATTGATGGCGATATAAAAACAAACGAAGATCAAATCGAAGAACTGGAAGAAAGAGTTTCTGATCTGGAAAATCGAGTGATTCACTTTCCGAATTCAGAAAGCAATACAGAGATTCAAAACTTTGCTGCAAATCGATATCTGATAGTTAATCAAGATGGAGACGGATTGGAATGTTTAGAAGGCGGAGGCAATGCCGGAGGGAAATTAAATCAATCATCGATCAAAAAATCCGATCGAAATTTTGATACGGCTTGGGGAGATGTTCTGAGTATCTCGAAAAACGGAGTGACGATTCAAGAAAATTCGGAAACAAGTCAAGGGAATGAAGTTCACATTTTGGTAAATGAAGTTGAGATTGAAAACGATGAGCAGCTGCCGAAAGTAGAACTTACAAATTGTCGAGCTAAGTCGGACTTAGTTCCAGAAAGTAATTTATCCGTAATTTTTTGTGATGAAATTGAGGAAGTTGAAGAAGAACCCCAAATTGCGACAAATTTAAACTACGGATTTATAAAAGTCGGGAATGGAATAAGTGTTGATGACGGAATAATTTCAGCTCCGATTATTACAAAAGCAACTGAAAATAACGCAGGAATAATTAAGACAGGTGACGGGTTAATCAACGAAAGCGGGAAAATATCGAGAGCAGAAATTGAACCGGCAACTTTTTCAAATTTCGGAGTTATAAAACTCGGAGACAATCTTTCAATCAATTCGAACGGAGAAATGGAGATCGATGAGATGGCTAACGCAGCAACGATTTATAACCTTGGAAATGTAAAAATCTGTAGCGACGGAATCGTTGAATTGGAAGAAAAAACACTGATTTATCGATTGTTGATCACTGAGGATTTGGTGATTCATTTTAGAACTGAATTTGAATCTCGGGCGGATTTTTCATTTGTACTGGAATTAGTTTCTGACGGAACACACCTCGTGGCTTTTAATGAGAATTTAAATCCGAAGATGAACACATTGCCGATCAATCGAGGAACAACGAAAATCAAGTTTACGAAAAAACAAGGAGTGCCATCTTATGATTTTGAAATTTCCAGATTGGATGCACCGAATCCGATTCTTTTAACTCCGAATTACGGAGATGATATCAACTCCAATCTCATGGTCACTCACAATGGCTCAGATTGGAATGCTCACGATATGCTAAAAACTTCTACTAATGATATGAACTTTTGGGGGCGTGAATTTTTCTTTGAATTCTCTACTTTAGTAGTGGTGGATTATATATTTTGTCATTTCAGATACAGCAATAACGCATTGGGAGAGTTTTGGCTGAAGGCGTCAAATGATAAAAAGAACTGGACGATGCTTTTATACAAAAACAACGAAACAATAAACGGGAATATTCCGACGGAGATAAAGGGATGCTTCAGATATTTTAAACTATATCTTGGCTGGAAAAATGAAAATTATCCGAGAGGATTTCAGTTATGGGGAACGCAGATCGATAATAATGAAAGCGAATTGGTTTTACTTACCCCAACAATGTCTTCAAACGAAACGGGATTCGCAAAACTTACTTACAGTAATTTACACGAAAATGGAGCGTCGCAGCTAACTGATACCGACGCAAACTCCTATATATATGTAAAATACAGCGAGGATACGACGGATTTATTTCGATGGATTAAGTATGAATTTCCTGAGGCAGTAGTTGCTAACTTACTTGATGTTGCAGCATTTAGAGATAACTTAGAACGTACAATGCGCTGGTACAAATTAGAAGGATCAAACGACGATGAAACTTGGTCTCTTTTATTAGAGCGACAATATCAAAGGAACTTTACGGGAGATGAAACCAGATGGCATGAATTTGAAAATACTACTGCTTACAAATTTTATAAGCTCACATGTCTTGCGACAAACGGAGATCAGTATTGGAGAATCGGACGTTTTCGATTGTTTCGAAGAGATGTGGGGAAGCATAATTTTTATCGAGCTGTTCCAAAGTTATCGTCGGAGAATCAAGATGGATACAAAGTAACAGCGAGTTCGTATTATGGATCTCATCATCCATATCATGCTTTTGATGATTCAAGTGGAGTGGATAACAAATGGCTGTCTAACTCTGGTGATGTTAATGGTGCATGGTTAAAAATTGAATTGCCTGACGCTATTGTAATAAATACTTTTCAGATTCAATCTCCAAACGAAGAATACAGAGATCGTGCTCCAAAAAGATTCAAAATACAAGGAAGTAATGATGATTCGGATTGGGAGGATTTAGTATCTGAATCTGATTTGTCTTGGTCGAATAATCAAGCGCGAACATGGAGTATTGAAAACACGACAGCATTTAAATTTTTTCGAATTTTGATAGAAGAAAACAATGGAGCAGAATTTGTTGATATAGGTGAATTTTTTCTTGGAAATACAATATACGAATATAAAAGATACTTAGATAAGTATGATTATTTGGTGCCGGTTTTATCGGGAATGACGACTAATGCATCTGATGGAACATACGTGGTTAGCGCAAGTGCGTGCGATGAATATGGAAAAGTTTGGTATCCATTTTCGCGTTCTCATAATAGTTTTTTGGAATTGGGAAGTAATACGAGTGGTTGGATAAAAATACAACTGCCGGAAGCTCGAGTAGTTAATTCAATGCGAATAGGATCAAGAAACGACTCTTATGCGGGAGACACGCCGAGAAATTATTCTTTATATGGAAGTAATGACGGGGCAACTTGGGACATTTTATTTTCAGTAGAAAACAGTGATGCATGGTCTTCATCGGAATTGAGACGACATGATTTTGGAAACGAAACAGCATATTTATATTATCGTTTGAATTTTTCTAATCCATCTTTGCGCAGCGTTTGCAGCATAGCCAGATGGGAATTAATGAGACATTGCACTATTCAAGAATATTAGGAGGAAGAATGGAAATTTCAAAAACTGTAGAAGCATTTCAAAAAGTTAAAGAGAAAATCCGAAAAGCGATTATCTCAAAAGGAGTTAGTGTCCGCGAAGGGGCATCGCTCTCGGAAATGGCGGATAAAATTTTGGAAATAAAGGTAGAGAGTAAGAAAAAGGAGAAGAAGCATGCCTAATTTTTTGCACGGAGTAGCGGTTGCAGAAATCAATCAAGGAATAAAGAAAGTAAAGACGAGTTCAAGCTCGGTTATCGGAGTAATCGGGACTGCGCCTGAAGCAACGGAGGATTTTCCATTGAACACGCCTGTTTTAATTGCGGGATCTTACACTGAGGCGGCAAAACTTGGAACTGCAGGGACTCTTCCTGCTGCATTAGAAGGAATTTTAGCTCAAACTGGAGCGATGGTTGTGGTTGTCAGAATAGCTGAAGGAGTCGCAAGTGGTGAAGGTAATGACGCGATCACTGCCGCCGAAGCCACAATGAATAATGTCATTGGCTCGGTTTCGGCAAATGGAACTTACAACGGAGTCTATTCTTTCTTGGCTTCAAAAAGTATCTTGGGAGTTACTCCGAGAATTTTATGCGCTCCCGGATTTTCAGTGAAAGAGGTCGTAACTGAACTCAATATAATAGCAAATCGTTTAAGGGCAATAGTTGTCGCGGATTGTCCGGCAAATGAAACGAATGAAAATTTGATTAGGTTTGTATCGGATTGCGCCAGCGAAAGAATTTACGCGGTATATCCGCAAGTACTAAATACCAAAAACGAAGCAGTGCCGGCAAGTCCTTATGTTGCAGGAGTTATTGCTCGAACCGATAACGATGACGGATTCTGGGTATCTCCTTCAAACAAAGCAATCAACGGAATTATCGGTCTCAGCAAGCCAATCGACTTTGCTTTGGGTGATGCTTCGTGTCGAGCCAATTATCTAAACGAACAAAACATTACGACTATCATTAATCAGAATGGATACAAACTCTGGGGAAACAGGTCAACAGCGGGTGCAGGATCTTATCAATTTCTCTGTGTAAGAAGGACGGCTGACGTTATTTCGGATTCAATACTTCAATCTCATTTATGGGCAGTTGACCGAAACGTCGTGAAGAATTATCTGACAGATGTTACCGAAAGTGTAAATGCTTTCTTGGCTGCTCTAAAATCTCAGGGAGCAATTCTCGCCGGAAAATGTGTAGCTAACAGAGAGTTGAACACAGCGGCCAATATTACTGAGGGAAAAGTTTACTTTGATTTTGAGTTCACTCCTGCGTATCCGGCAGAACAGGTGACTTTCAGAGCTTATCTCAGTGAAGATAATATAGAGTCCATATTATTGGAAAATCTCGCGAGCTAGAGGGTAATCCATACAGAAGAAAAGGAGGAATAAATTATGCTGCCAAAAATTTTAAAAAACTTTAATGTGTTCGTGGACGGTCGTGGTTATGCTGGCCGAGTTGAAGAAATTACCTTGCCGAAACTGACGATTAAGACTGAGGAATATCAAGGTGCGGGAATGTCTGCGCCGGTTGAAATCGATATGGGGATGGAAAAGTTGGAGATGGATCTTACTTTTTCGGAGTATGATCAGGAACTGTTCAAACTTTTCGGCTTAACCAACGGATCAGAATTCGCATTGACCATTCGAGGTGCGCTGCAAGGTACGGGAGATAGTTCGCCGGTAATTATCAATGTCCGTGGTTATTTCAAAGAGATGGATTTTGATTCTTGGAAGCCGGCGGAAAAGGCTACTCTCAAGTGCTCGGTAACTTGTAACTATTATAAGCTCACAATTGACGGAGTTGAATTAATTGAGATTGATCCAATCAACATGACTCGCAACATAAACGGATCTGATCAACTATCGAAGATAAAAGAAATATTACAAATTTAAAGGAGAAAGAAAATGAAGAAAATAAAATTAGAAAACCCAATCAAAATTGATGGAGTTGAAGTAAATGAGATTTCGCTGAGACCGCCAAAAGTTCGAGACCTAATTGCTTCGAGCAAGAAAAATATCGATGAGGCAGAGAAAGAAGTCAATCTAATCGCGAATTTAGGAGAAATTTCCCCTGAAACTGTTCAAGAACTCGATCTGCGAGACTATATCAAAATTCAAGAATGGTTGAGGGATTTTTTATCAGCTTCAACGGGGAAGAACTGAGGCAAGCGGTTTTGGTTTGCGCCTTCTATTCAAAAGGAGGCATTAGTGAGTGGCTTGAAATGGCAAGTGACGAATTTGTGTTATGGCTTCAGGAAATCAAAAAGCTGAATAGGACGAAATAATGTCGGAGAATAAGCACAAACTTTGGGTAACAATCGGAGCAGCATTGAACAGCGGATTCAATGCAGCTGTTTCGAAAAGCACCTCAAAGATCAAACAAATTGGCGGAGTGATTCAAAATATCGAAAAGCAGTCTGTTTTGAGTTCCCGCGCTGTTACCACACTCAAAAGTCGCTATGGTTCGCTGATGGAAACCATGAATCGGCAGGAATCCATTTTACAAAAGCGATCCTTCTATCAGTCTCAAATTATGGGAATTGTTGCAATGGGAGCAGCATTTGCTGTTCCTGTTCGAGCGGCGATGCAGTTTGAAAAGTCACTTGCCGGAATTAGATCAGTTGTTAATTTTAAAGACAAAGGAGGATTGCAAAAACTAGGTGAAGAACTCACTCAATTATCGAGATCTATTCCCGTCACTGTAGATGAGTTGGCTTCGATAGCAGCAATTGGCGGAAGGTTTGGAGTTGCCGAATCAGAGCTTGCTGGATTTTCTGAAGAAGTAGCCAAAACAGCAATAGCCTGGGGATCTAGTATAACTGAAACTTCAGAGCATGTTGGCAATTTGATGAAGGTCTTCAACGTGAAGAATTCAGAGTTGCCGAAGTATTTCGATGCCATAAATGAGCTGGGAAACAAAACCGGAGCAACGGCCAATAATATACTGACCGCCATTAACAGATCATCAGATGGTTTGGCTAATTTTAAGCTCTCAATACCTCATGTAGCAGCACTTACCAGCACAATTATGTCGTTTGGTGAGGGAGCGGAACAAGCCGGAACGGAAGTCGGTAATATGCTTCAAAAGTTATCGATCGCTCCGAAATTAGGTGCGGATGCACAAAAAGTTTTGCATTCTATCGGCTTGCCATCAATAAATTTGCCTGAAATGATTTCGAAAGATCCGAAGCAGGTTTTAGAGCGATTGTTGGAAGGATTGGCTAAACTTGATCCAAAAGACCGAAGCACGGCAATGTATTCAATTTTCGGTCGAGGTGCCAGCAAGATGGTTGGAAAAGTAGTCGATAATTTAGCTCTCTACAAAAAGAATTTAAAAATAGTTTCAGATTCTATGGCTTACAAAGGATCAAGAAATGGGGATTATAATATTGTACTGGATACGCTGGATTCAAAGCTTAAGCTATTGAAAAACACAATCACGGCTTTCGGGAGAGAGATCGGATTTTCATTGGCTCCGTCAGTAACAAAGTTGATAAATCAAGTAATGAAGGTGCTGAATCCTGTTCTGAACTGGATGCAAAAAAATAAAGAGCTGACTTCAACTATAACTTCTGTTATTGGTGGAATGATTGGTTTGAAAATAGCGTTTTTCACAATCGGTTACGCATCAACATTTTTGTTCGGAGGTCTCAATCGTATAGTAATGGCTTTCAAGGGATTGCGCCTGGGAATTTCTCTGTTCGGCTCGGCTCTTCGCATGGCATTGTTCGGATGGTTTGGAAGACTTGCAGTAATTGGAGGAACAGTATCTGCGGGATTAGAAGAAGTTGCTGATGATGAAGTCAGATTTAATTTTGATTTGCTTTCGGATCGAGTGAAAAAATTGTTTAAGACAATGAAAGAGGATCTTATTCCGACGGTATCAGTGTTAAAGAAACAATTTTCGGGAGTAGCAAATACTTTAGATAAACACCTATCACCGGAATTTAAAGAGCTATTAAGTCAGTGGGGCGTATTCATCAAGAATATAGGTAAAAGCTTTTCATTAATTGCGGTAACAGCAGGAAGGAAAGTACTACCAATATTGGAGCAAGTATTTGCGACTCTCGGAAAATGGATTGGAACTTCAACGAAGAATTTGTCCGGATTTTTTAAAGACTTTAATACGGGAGCAACTCAAACAACGGGAACGGTTACAAAGGAACTTATACCGGGGATAGCAAGTCTGAACAACGCAGCGGATAACTCTAAGCTTATCGATCTGGCTTCATCAGTGGGAATTTTAGGCACTGCATTTTATGTGTTGTCGAAGATAGCAAAATTCGTTTTGGTGGGAGCGTTTTCAGGATTCGGAAAAATCTTGCTGGGAATATTCGGCAGCATTGGGCTTTTTGGGAAGGGAATTTGGTTCATAACAACGACGCTATTGCCTCTGGTGTTTCAGGGGTTAGGTTTAATGAGCATGACCTTTTGGTTTTTCGCAACGAATGTAATTCCAGCGATGATTGACGGATTTTTGACTTTAGGAAGGGGAATGAAATATGTCTTTTCTACATGGCTTCCGGTAATTCATAAAACCATAGTTCAATTTGGCTCAGGGATAATGGGAATTTTCCGACAGTTTCCGTTAATAGGAGTGTTATTCAGGAGTGCGTTGATGGTAAGTGGAGTGCTTCTGCTGGCAGGTTTGGCCTACGCTATCATTACAAATTGGGAGGGAGTGAAGAAAGTTTTCCTCAATTTCTGGAATGGAATTACGACAAGATTCGAAGGAAACACGAGAAAGGTAAGAAAGTTTTTCAGGAATATTTGGAAAATGGCTGTGGTGGCGGTGAAATTCACCTATACATTGGGTCGAGTTCTTTGGGCAGTCGGAGAAAACATCGTGGCTGTAATAGAAAGATTTGTTTACGGTGAGGATGTTGTGATACCGGCATGGAAATCGATCAAAAAGTTCTTTTCAAAAATATGGAAAGACATTCTTCCGAGCTTTGATGAGTTTTTGGGAAAGATCGAGCAATTGGGAATTACGCAGCAAATAATGGAGGCGTGGGAAGCTCTCAAGAAATACTTTCAGAACTTTTTCGAGGCATTCAAACCAATTTGGGAAAATCTGATAGCTCCGATCGAGAACTTATTCGGTGGTGAAAATTCAATAACAACCAAGATAAAGTCGATAATCACATCACCGAAAAATGATAATTCTTTGAAAAAGAACGTTGATGAGATCAAAAAGAATGAGCCGAAGGTCAACAAGACTCAAAACAACAATTTTTCGATAACGATCAACTCAGCAGCAAATGAAGATTCAAAAGGATTGGCTGATCGAGTAGTGAATAAAATCGTGAACATCGGAAAAACTGCGTTATTTGATGAAGTACCTGCAACGATATAAGGAAAAGAGCAAATGATTTTAGGTGATTTTAATTTCAACTTAAGAACCATGACACCGAACACAATGACTCGTTCGACGGATTATAATTGGTCAGATGCGGAAAAGGTAGGAGACCTTCCAAATCTTCAAAACTTAGGAATATCAAGAGATCAGATTGAAATCGAAGGAGTCTTTTATCCGAAATTCAACAAGATCAGCAATTATAGAAGCCTGGCTGATATAAGAGCATCTGACTTGTGTCACATGGCTAATAATTTGATCAATGACAGCGGAGAAATTTTAGGAAAGTTTGTGATTACATCAGTGAAGGAGACTCAAAGTTATTTCAACGAAAAGGGAGAGCCTCAAAAAGTTGAATTTACTTTATCGCTGAAAAGATCGCCCGGTAAGCTTGAAGCTTAACCCATCAATTGCCCTCCCGGCGGGACAATAAAAGAAATGAAAGAGAAAGACAATGATTGCTTACATCGCAAAAGACGGAGATTTGTTGGACTGGATTGTGTGGAAGCATTACGGCACGACTTCTGTGCTGGAGCAAGTTTTGCAAGCTAACCCGAATCTGACGAAGGAGATTCTAAATGCAGGCACAATTGTTCGGTTGCCTTATATAGAGGAAATAAAAAAGACTGACACGGAGATTCGTTTATGGAGCTAACGCCTGATTTTTCAATAACGATCAATGGTCAGGAAGGATTTCCTAAGGATCGAGTGATATCGATTCAGACTACTGATGAGGCTGGAATAATTTCTGATTCATGCGAGATAGAACTGGATGATTACGATAATGCTTTGAAGTTTCCGAACACCGAGGCGAAAATTGTATTACATTTGGGATACAAAGAGACCGGTCTGAATAAAATCGGCACATATTTTGTGAAAGAGATTTCTTTGAACGGAGCAAGACGGATCGTAAAGATTCACGGAAACGCTGCGCCGAAAGCCATGAGATCACAGAAAACTCAATCTAATGAAGGAACTATTTCGAAATTCATATCGGACGCAGCAAGTGCTTTGGGATTTTCTTCAAATACCTCAGATTCAGCAAGTAATATTGATCTCAAGGATAATCCTCAAATAGCAGAGAGCAACATGAGCTACGTGACGCGATTAGTGAACAAAATCGGAGCGATAGTAAAGCCGACAGATGAAAAAATTGTTATGGCTGAAAATATGTCGGGGAAATCAGCAAGCGGAAAATCTCTTCCGACTAAATATATAGAAGCAAAAGACGTAGCCAGCTACGACTGCATATTCAGAGAAACCGAAACCAAGGGAACAAAAGGAACCGTTTTTGCTTGCTGGTACGATCGAAAAACCGGGAAATATAATTTAGAAAAAGCCGGCAATGGAGATCCTGAGACTGAAATCAAAGAGGTATTTTCAACAAAAGAACAGGCAGTAGCTGCAGCAAAAGCCAGATTGAAACAAACGGAGAAAACCAACAAGACAATGAGATTTACCATCGAAGGTCGCACTGATTTGTTCGCGGAAAGTCCTCTGGTTTTAAAAGGGTTCAGTGAAAAAGTTCCGACAAAATGGACGATTCAAAGGGTGAATCATTCGCTGAGTGCCAATGGATTTACGACCAGTGTCGAATGTTGTGGATCGATTTAGGCACAGGCGATTATCTCTTAAGTGAAACAATAGAAGAAGGGAAGAAAATGTACAGCCAAAAATTTGAAAAAGCATTTCAATACGTAATCCAAAACGAAGGGGGTTATATTTTCGATAAAAATGATCCGGGCGGAGAAACTAAGTTTGGAATCTCGAAAAGAAGCTATCCCGCCTTAAATATCAAGGATTTAACGCTCGAAGACGCGAAGAAAATCTATCATCGAGACTTCTGGCAGAAGGGAAGATTTGAAGAAATTTTGGACGATTTTGTCGCAACGCAAGTCTTTGATTTATCAGTAAATTTAGGAATTCGAGCCGCTGTAATCGTTTTACAGAGGGCTTTACGATCAGTGGGTAAGAATGTCCAGGAAGATGGTTTAATAGGCCCTGAGACGCTTCTGGCGACGATGTATTCTGAACCGCGTTGTTTGTTGGCAGCAATTAAGTCGGAGGCAGCAGGATATTATCGCCAGATCGCAGCAAAAGATCCGAGCCGGCAGAAATTTTTAAAGGGATGGCTTAATAGAGCTTATAAGGTGATTTTATTTTAGGAGGAGAAAAATGGATTTAAAATCTTTATTTGAGAGCGACAAATTAAAAGGACTAATAGCTGTCATTGCAGCAGTTGTAATTTACTATACCCCAAGCCATGTGGATTTGGTGATCGAATCCCTACTCGCTATGTTCGGTATCCAAAAATTGGTGCTTAAGGAAAAGGAATAATCAGTTGTAAACACAACCCCGGGCGGCGATTCGTACGACTACAACAGTAACTGCTTCTTCCTCAACTTTGTATATTACTCGATAGTCCCCGAATCTCATTCTGAAATAGCCTTTCCAATTACAGACCAAGGGCTTAAACCTATGCGGTGTTTCAGATAAACGCTCTTCTATGGCTTTCAAAATAGAATTGCGCAAGTTTCGAGGCAGTTTAGCGAGTTGCTTCAACGCGTCTTCAGTTAATCTAATCTGGTAACGCATCTAAATACTTTCTGGCTTCATCGAGAGAAACAGTTTTTTTATTAGAAATATCGCCCATTTCGTTGATTAGTTTTACATAATAAGCATCTTCATCGTCCTCAATTCTGCGACGAATTAAGTCAGCACAAATTTTAGACACAGAAGTTTTGGCGTTCTTCGCCATCTGCTTAATTAGCTCTAAAGTAAAGCCATCGAGAGCAATATTAACACGTTGTTCAATGGTAGCCATGAATCACCTCATTATTTAACTTTATAGTATCACTAGTGATAAAGTCTGTCAAGTTTTTATATCCTACAGTCATTTACAACACCTGCAACTTTATGGCAGGCGCAGTCTTTCGACCATAAATTAAATTGGCCTTGGTTAATCCGCAAACCTTGCATCCGATAGCTTCAAAAGCTTCGAGAGTTTTGGTAAGACCTGAAGCAGTGTTGGAAATAGAAAATTCCTTTATATCATTCTTTCTTAAGGTGTCTACGATTGGTGCTATGTCTTCTGACCAGATCACTCTATCAAAATTGATCAAAGGGTTTTTATTTTCGATGCTGTCTTCATACGCCATAATAAGAGTGCGGTTTATGTTTGAATTGATTTTGCCATTTTCAGCCAAGATTTTATCGAAATTTTTGATTCGGTAATTTATAGTCTCGTTCATAATAAGCTCCTCTAATTTCAGTGTTGTATATATCACTTAGTTCCGTTTATTAGTCAAATCATTTCTTACGAATATTTGAATATTTTACACAAGAGAGAATTCCTTTCTATCACGCCGGAGTAATATGGGTGCACATACTCTATTAATTGAGTACATAGTTGATCGCAGACTTTTCTGAAAGCTTTTTTCTTATCTTTATCCTCGATCCCCTTAACAAGTGGCTCCCAATATAAATCATCAAGCAAACAATCAGGTATGAGTTTATCAAAAATGTGCTCCTTTTTATTGTGAATATCTTTTTGTAACTTATCAGCTAAAGCAATAATTTCATCAACAGTTTCACACTCTCCGAAAAGATCGAAAACGAGAAATGAAATATATTCTTCGAATATGAGGCGGTCGTAAGTTACGTCTTGTAATTTGGGCAAAACTCTAAAAATCGAAACGGTGTTTAATCTTATAAGTTTGTGGCTTATATAGCAGCTCAATACGTCCATTTTCAGTACTCCTTGTCTAAGTGTGTGTATATATCACTTAGGTTGAGGGGTAAGTCAACTAAAATTATCCAAAAAGTAAAAGAGGATAACAGCTCGAATCTGAGGAATACGAGGCTTTTGTATCTGGTAAGAAGAAAATAAGTATGATAGGATGATCGAAAATTTGGAGGAAATCATGAATAAAAAAGAGATTATATCTGAAGTAGCAGAAAAAACAGGACTGGCGCAAAAGGATGCTCACGCCTTTTTAGATGGTTTTGTAGCGGTAGTAAAAGAGGCCGTAGGAAAAGGGGAAGATGTTTCTATAGTAGATTTTGGGCAGTTTTGCGTAACAGAAAGAGCAGCACGAAGAGCCAGAGATTTTAAAACCGGCAAAGAAATGATGGTACCGGCAATGAAAGCCGTGAAGTTTAAGCCAGGGAAATCACTGAAAGAAGCTGCTAATAGCTAATCAATAGGCGGGAATTCTCCCGCTTCTTCTCATCACAACCTAATCCAAACCCCTCTCCCCTCCCAACTCTCTCCAAAAATTAACGATTATTTAACAAATATCTGTAACAATATGTGAATGAGAGAAAAGTATCGAAGAGATTTTTCGGTAGAAACAGACGGTTAAAAGGAGATTGCAATGATCGACGAGCCACAGGAAGGCGTAAAGCAGTCAAAAAAGGTTGACGGGGGGGGGAACTGTAATAAATTAAGGCAAAGCCTTAAAAACGTCTTCTCTCAAATCAAAACACAAACTTTTACAATACAAAGATCAGCCTTTGTTTTCTTCTCTATCAAAAAAGCACTAAAACTAATCTCAAAAAGATCAATTTGCCGTGCGATTTTGACACGACTCGCTACGCTTTCGGGTCTGTTTTTGCCAAGAATTCGTTCGATACTTTCTTCTCGCAATCGTAGATCATCGCTCAAAAACCAGGCATTAGGCTACGTACTGATATTGATGGCGGCGGTGATTCCAGTCTTGCTGTTTGGAACAAAATACGTCCTTGATCGGCAGACCGTGAACAAAGCATTAATCGAAAACGGAGATGAGGAAAACGGAACGGTTGTTTATGATAACGTTGTAGTTGCAGGCACCGCAGCAAAAGCCGCCAAAAGTGTCGCGAAGAACTGGAATCCGGGACTGACTCTTACTCAGCAAAAAGACGCCGTCTACAAAGTCGCGGATGCAATTTACAACAACGCGGCATCGGGAACAGTTCGTCGTTTAGCCTTGATATATCAGGCGGTTCCGGGGTTGGACGAAAGGCATTGGAAAAAATCCGATCGCAAACGAGGCACCTTCGATCCGCTGGAAATAGAGCAAACTAGCATAACATCGATCAATCCCGCTACAGGTGGATCAGTTCAGGCGATCAGTTACGAAACGAAAACCCGATACGACAATCGCTACGGATTCTACAATTACAGCTCCGGAGCGACCTGGAATCCGCACTACGCGATGTGGCGAGCGATCGATGTGAACACGAATCCGAGCTATAGAAAAAGCATCTTTGATGAATTGAACCAAACCGCGTTGCAAAACGAACGATACGAGCTCGATCACCACGAAATTTTCAAACTTCCGGCAATAAGAACGACCGGCAGCACCTGCACAACATCAGGCAGCGTTTATTACCCAAACAATTCACGATTTTCCACCTCTGCAGGCAACGCATACGCACAATTTATCGTGACCACTCCAAACACGGCGAACAACTACAGCACTTACTCGGGAAAGGTGAGCCATTCATCAACAGCGACTTCAGTATCATCGACGACCTCGACATACACAAGCCGAGTAGCATCAGATAAAGTGAAAATCTCGATCGATACCAGCCGAGCAACAGGAGGCGCGATCAGAGTTCAGACCGACGACGACATCGCCTATGCAAAGCCCGCCGAGTGCAACGTCGACATAGTTCTGGCAATTCCTGTAAACGGGGCAGCGAGCAACGTGAACAATGAAGACGCGGCATCGAGTACGTCTAAAATATTACCAGTCAATGGAGTAACTGTGACTACTTCCATTCCGACTACAATTTCGGGAACTCCGATCTACGAAATGGGGCAGGCGTGCAAGGAATTCGTGAAAGAATTTTATCATTTCCGAGGCGTGACGATGGGGCTGATTCCTTATTCAGGGAAGGTTTCGCTGTCGCCTGATAAAAAGGATTATACTTCTGCAATCCCTGCGTTTGTCGAGCCTTCGACCAGTCCGAGAATGATGATCGGGGCGTGTTTGTACGGAACGAACGGGGAGAAAGACCAAAAATTAGTGCAGACGAACAAAACGACATCCTTGCTCACAAATCAGACTTTGCCGACGACCGACACACCTTATTATTGGGGAGGAATGCTGACGGGATGCCCGATCATGTGCCGTCAGGGAACTCTCTCTACCGAGCCAAGATACGGAAACAATTACGTTGCGAAGGGAAATTTAACGAGCATAGCTAACCCGACTTCGGCTAACGAAAAATACCGTCGAATGAATCTCGCTCCGTGCTACGGAGGTTACGCCAACATGCTGTCAATGAGGTGCGAGAGGGAGTGCACTCACTACTTGCCGAATCCGTACTACATGATCGAACCAACCGCCGATTTAGTGAAAATTTACGAAATGTGCAACGCATTATACCCGTTTTACGACACGAAAAATGTCTCAAATTTCTTATTTATCCCGCTCGAATGGACGAGAAACTTTTTCCAAAGCTGGACGAACAACCCGAGCGCGTCGGCGAGTTCAGATCAGTTGTCGAGACCATCAAAAACAGCCTCAGGGCGCAAAAAAGTGCTGATTTTATTGGTAAACAAACCTGATTGGTTCGAACCCGGAGAATTAACTTATCTTGGATTCGATAACGATATCTCTGAAATTCCAATGGTCGAGAGCGATAAAATCGATTTTTCAATAAATTACGGAGATTCGAGCAAAAAGTTTTTGGACGGATCGTCTTATAACGGAACAATCGCGGGTCCGAAAAAGATTTTGAGAATCGAAAAGGTCAGCGGATCGGATTTAACCTACAACAACGGATATTACGAAGCGAACGGAACTTACCGCCTGAAATTTCCGAGAAAAGGCTTAGTGAAACTGAAGGTGGCGCAACCAAAAACCTACACAGGAACAGTCACCTTCTACACGGACAACATAACAGACAGCAATAACTCAACATATGACATTCGCAAAGACAGCACAAGCGGAACATCAATCAGCCTCGGCACAGCAC